GGAGTAGATAAGGTAAGTTTAGAAGATCGAGAGATGTGGGCGTACATGAACGTAGAGAACGCTGTCGCTGTCTATAACGATCCTTTAACTAACAAATGGTGGCAGGAAGCAGACAAACCTTGGCAAGCACTAGCATGGTGTTACGAGTGGGCGTTGTATAACAATTCAAGACAGTTTGGTGAGCCATTCTATACTCACCTACCGTGTGCAAGTGACGGCTCTTGTAATGGACTACAACACCTCTCAGCTATGCTTAGAGACCTTGAGGGTGGTAAGTCAGTAAACCTAACACCACACGCCACACCTCAAGACATCTACACGGATGTAGCCAAGAGAACAACAGAACTACTGGAGCAGGAGAACACAACACTAGCAACGGAACTGCTTAACATTGGAGTGTGCAGAAAGATATGTAAGAGACCTGTGATGATTGTACCCTACTCAGGGACACAACACAGTTGTAGAGATTACATACTGGAAGCACTGGAAGATAAATGCAAAGGTAAGAACCCTTGGGGTGATGACTTCTGGAAGCCCGCTACATACTTAGCTAAGTTTGTCTGGAAAGCCATCAACGAGGTTATTGTCTCTGCACATACAGTAATGGAGTACATTAAAAACATTGCCAAACTATATAGCCAACAGGGGAAACCTTTTGAATGGGAAACACCAACAGGTTTATTAGTAAGGCAGTCGTACAGTAACACCAAGAAGCTACGCATCTGGACACACTTAAGCGGTTCTACAGTTAAGCTTAACTACAGACAACCACTTGAGAAAACAGTAGACGCACGTAAGAGTGTCAGTGGTGCTAGTCCTAACTTTACACACAGCTTGGATGCGGCAGCTTTGACGTTCACAGTTGATAAATGTTTGAAGGAAGGCATTACAGACTTTGCTATGGTTCACGACAGCTATGGCACACACAGTCCCAACATGGTGAAACTTAACGATAAGTTAAGAGAAGCGTTTGTTGAGATGTATAGAGATAACGATGTACTGCAAAATCTCTACGATAGTGCAGTAAGTACGTTAACGGAGGGTACAGAAATACCTGAACCTCCACCAAGGGGAACATTAAACATTGAGGAGGTGCTACAGAGTGATTACTTTTTTGCTTAATTCTCTAACCACCCCCTATAGCAATCCCCGAATAAACTTTAACTTAATAGGATAATAATTTATGGCTAAAAACATTTTAGTATTAGAAGGTAAAGCAGCATGGGCGAAAGTATTTGAACCTGATACAAAGTTTAATCCACTAGGTGATTACAGTATCAACATTCAAATGACTGAAGCAGATGCCGCCCCAATGTGTGAGAAATTAGAGGGACTAATTCAAGAGACATTTAAGAAGGCAGTGAAAGAGAAGCCACCTCTTAAGAACTCTCTGACCACACAAGATGTTATGTCAGTAGTATATGACAGAGAGACAGGAGACCCTACAGGAGATGTAGAGTTTAAATTCAAACTGAAAGCTAAAGTCCAGAAGAGAGATGGTAGTTGGTATGAGCAAGAGCCAGTAGTGCTTGATGCTAAGAAAACACCGCTCACAGG